AAAGCAAACGCATTATATATGGAGACAGCCCTTTCATGGACAGCGCAACCAGTAGCAAACTGGATAGCAGAATGGGGATACTTCAATGCAACATCGGCAATAGCGGCAATAACGGACGGTGTATTTTTCCGTATTGTAAACGGAGTCATGCGCGGAGTAATTTGCAATAACTCTTCCGAACAATACGTCGATTTTCCCCTTCCATCTTTTGGTTCTGTATATGATACCGTAATAGAAATATGTCAGGACATTGTACATTTCTGGATTAATGGATCACTAAAAGGAAGTATCGCAGTTCCCGCTGCCTTATTCGCACCACTTGGATTGGTGCAATGTCAGTACGCGGCAAGAACATATAACGGTGCAGTAATTCCTGCAAGTGTTATCAAACTTCAAATATCAGCAATTCAGGTAAGCAACGGAGGCGCAGACCTAAATCGCCTCTGGCCTACGTGTAAGGGGGGCATGGGTGCTGGTTCTTATCAAGTTCCATCCGGAGCGGCGGCGGGACAAACCGTAAACTGGGTTAATAGCGGAGCGATTACTGCAATAGCGGCGGCATCACTAACAAATGGTGCGGCCTCATTTACAGGACTTGGAGGACAATTTCGTTTTGGTGCTCCTGCCGGTGCTGATACTGACTTCCATATCATGAAGTACCTTGTACCGATTGGTAGTACATTGATAGTTCGCGGTGTAACGCTTGACGCATTCAATCAGGGTGCGGCGGTTGGCACTACTCCGACAACTATTCAGTGGGCTGTTGGCGTTGGTTCAACCGCTGATACATTGGCAGGCACAGAGGATTTAGTAGGTGTAAAAGTCCGGCGCGTTATTCCTCTTGGCATAACATCATGGGTTGTCGGTGCGTTGGTTGGACAACAGGCAAACACAATTGATAGAAATTATGACGTTCCTTTAGTTGTACATGGTGGAGAATATTTTTCAATACTTGCAAAAGTGATCTTAGGAACTGCAACCGCTTCACAAGAAATACGCGGTCAAGTCATGGTCAATGGGTATTTTGAGTAATTTAACCAGGAGGATATAATGCCAAAAATAGTTTTAACCAACGGATCGACAGGCGCAACTTTTCGAACTGCGCTTAATTCAATGTTTACCGACCTTTTTACTGTTGTCGGTCCGCAAGTACCAGCGATTGGGCTTGACGCGAAAACAGACAGCGAGAAAATAACTGCAATAATTGCGGCATTGCGCGCGCATGGTCTTATGGGGCCGAACGCATAAAGGGGAACATGATGGACATAATGCATAAACAAATATCAGCGGGAAGTGAAGACCTCGGGAATCGCATGATACGGTTTTGTATCTCGAACGAGAGTGAAGACCGCGACGGGGATATCTTGCGCGCCGCGGGTTGCGACTTCACGAACTTTGCAAAGAATCCGCAATTTTTGGGATTCCATAACTCATGGGATTTTCCGCTTGGAACTCCGAAAAAATGGTGGGTTGATAACCTTACCAAAAAAGTTTATTCGGACGTGTATTTTCCGACGCTTGAAGAATTGACGGGCGGCAAGCCTGAGAACGCGGCAGAGAAAGCAAAGCAAGTTGACATGACTTATAACATGTATAAAATGGGGATGCTTTCCGCCGTGTCGGTTGGCTTTCGTATTATCGAAAGAGAATCGAATCAGAACGGACGCGGAAGTATTATCACGAAATGGGAACTTTTCGAGTTCTCAGCCGTTCCGCTTCCTTGCAACCAGGACGCACTTGCCGAAGCCGTCAAGTCTTTTGACCCTACCGGGCGTATGGGCGAATTATTCGAAGACGCTCAGAAAAAATATGAAGCTGAAAATAAATCCGGCGCCCGTCTTTCAGCTGCAACTCTCAAGATGCTCGCCGACGTGAAAGCGTGTCACGCTAAAATGAGCGAACACATGGACGCGTTAAAAGGCTGTCATGAAGAAATGAATGCACTCATGAAAAAGCTCGAGAGCGGAACGGATGACGAAATGCAAGGCGAGCCGGACGAAGAAGATAATGTACTTGATATCGTAGATTAGCTTGACATTTCAGTAATATGCACTATATTACTGTTAATTATTTGCCGGGACTTCTTGCCGATGGCAAGCGAGTTATAACAAAGCGCGACGGAAGAAACGGCACGCGCAAAAGAAAACATACAAGGAATATTATATGATGAATCGTGAGGAACTCGAAGCGACGATCACCGCTAACTTCCAGAAAAACATGGAATCGGAACGCGCGAAGTTGACCGCAGAATTTCAGGCGAAAGCTCTGACCCCCGAACAGATTACCGATGAAGTCGGTAAAGCACTCAAGAGCCGTGAGCTTGAAGAAGACAAAAAGAAACACCTTCGCAGCGAGATGATGGACCAGTTCGAAATTGCCGCCGCCGCGTCAGCGTCGAAAGGCGTTTCTGAACCCGATGCAAAGGGAATGGTTGGTCAGTACATTGTCGCCGGACTCAAGGCAATGGAACTTACAGGTGCGAAAAATATCGCGATGGTTGGGAAGGATGCAATCCTTGACGCCGCGAAAAAGTTTCTTCCTGAAGCAAAGGCCGTACAGGGAATGTTGCAGAAAGAACTTACCGCCGGAGTTCCTTCCGCTGGCGGTTTCAATATCCCGCAGATCCTTCTTCCCGATTATATCAAGTTTCTGTATGCAAATACGATCCTTGATAAGCTCGGTGTTACCCGCGTTCCGATGCCAAACGGTAACTTCTCGATTCCCCGCATGGATACCACAAGTACTGTCGGATGGGTTGGAGAGACCGCCGCCGTCGCAACGACTCAGCCGGTATTCGGAGCCGTCAATCTTCGGGCTAAAAAGCTCAAGGCTATGACCGCGATTTCCAATACCCTGCTTCGCCAGAACGTCGTTGGCCTTGACGCATGGGTTAGCCAGGACTTGCAGACTGTGAGCCGGATCGAACTTGACAAGGCTTTCCTTTACGGAGCCGGAACAGAGTTCACCCCTCGCGGACTTAAAAACATTACCGACATTCAGACTTCCGGAACAACCGGAACAGCGTTCGGACTCGGGACCCCGATTGACATGATTGCGTTGCTAGAACAGGCAAACGTTCCCATGCAGAATGTCAACTGGATTTTCTCCCCGCTCGGTAAGAGTTGGATTCTCCAGAAAGCTTTCTCTTCCGGTCCGTGGGCATGGGCAGACGAAATGCTCCGCAACAAAACATTAAACGGATATCCGTTTGTAACGGCAGCATCTGTCGAGAAAGATGGATCGAACGCCTATTCTGATTTCTGGGCAATCGATGCGTCGATGGTTCTCTGGGGCGTTTCGTATGATCTCTCCCTTGAGATGAGCCGCGAAGGAACCTATGAATCCGGTGGTTCTACAATCTCCGCATTCAATCAGGATCTCACGCTCATTCGCGTAATCGCTGAACACGACTTCGGTGTCCGTCAGCCGAAAGCCGTTGTATACGGCCAGTACTCGAAGACCTAAGAAAAACAAACTGTAACGCGGGGCTTTTATAGTCCCGCGCTTTTTTAACAAATTAAGATAGGAGACTATCATGACTAGAAGTAAGTTTAGACAGCAGGTTTTTACTGGTAAAGACCAGACGAACTCCCTTGGGGCAATTCCCCCTAACCAGAACGACGGAACGCTTATTAATGGTATCGGTATTAACCGTACCGGAGCCGCATCCGCTCTTGTTGTTTTCGAGAATGCCGCCGCAACAGGGACCCCTTCCGCTGCAGTTGCCCTTATTACGGTTGAGACGTGCGCAGTAATTACCGCCGGTTCTTTTACCGCGTTCAAAACTCTTGAAGCTTCGCTCAGTGTTTTGACTGCGAACTGCAAAGAATATATGATCGATCTTTCGGGCGCGAAAAAGTATATTCGTGTTTCCGTTGATATCGATTATACCGGTGGAACCACTCCGAAAAACATATTGGCCGCTGAGGTTATCCTTGGCGACTACGACGTTGAGCCGAAGATCGCGCAGACGGTACTGTAATTTATGACATTGTGTACTTTAGCCGATGTAAAGTCGATGCTCGATATACTCGATACCAACCAGGACGCAAAGTTAAACTTGCTTATAAAACAAGCAAGTAGTGCAATCGTCAAACACTTAGGGTATCCCGTAGCGCGTGCGACATACACAGGCGAAAAGTACGCAATTAATAATAACCAGATACTTATTCTTAACGCTCAACCAATACAATCAATAACGTCGATCACCCTTGCAGGGGTCGCCGTTACTGATTATGACATCTCGCCTGAATACGCGAACATCGGTTTTGTTTATCGCGGAGCGGGATGGTGCGGAAACTTTTACACAAGAAGTCTTACAAACGATCCTGTAGCTGGTTTTCGCGATATCGTTATTACATGGATTGGCGGCTGGTATCTTCCAGGAGATGTTGGATATGTTGAAGACAATCCCGCAAGCTTACCGATTGGTATTTCAACCGCAGCGACATATGCCGTGATTGAATCGTATCGCGTAAACATGCTTTCAGCTGAAGGGATAAAGAGTCATAGCGAAGGCGGTATCTCCGATACCTTTGGCGATAACGTCGGGCTGTCAACTCGAGTTCGCGAACTTCTCGGACCGTGGGTACGTGTAGGTATTGCGTAATGGTTTACAAAAATGCAAGCGTGAAAATATACGTGCAAGTGAACGGGAAAAACAGCGAAGGTACAATTACGAAAACATGGGGATATAAATTATCTCCACCATCAGATCCCGTTGAGTCGTTTTTTTGCGACGTGCAACCGCACACATTATCGAAAGCAGAAATAGAATCATGGGGATTATCAAATAGGATTTCAGACGCGAAGAAAATATTTTTTACTCGCTCTACATATATGCAACTTGCTAACAGGATTTTTGTACAGAGTAATTTTCCCGGAGAGCGGGGATGTTATTATGAAGTAAAGGGAGCGAACCGATGGCCGAATCACGGGGAAGCGATTGTAATTTCCGTGCAAGGCGAAGCCGAATGGGTATTGTCTTCAACCGGATCGACTCACACATGGGACGATAATTTTACATGGGACGATTTGGGAGCATGGCATGACTAGTGCGGAAGCGAAAGCGGATTTTAAGCGACAAATAAATGAAGTTCAAAAAAAGTTCCGTGAACGTGCCTTGTTGGTAAAAGATAATAAAACGGTAGCGGTTGCGAATGCGTGCAATATGGTTGAAAAGAATATAAAACTTGCCATACATGATTCACATGCCGAATGGGAATATGATAATCCGGTTACTGGCAATCACGTTAAAAATTATGACGTTAAAAGATCAGTTCCGGGTTCTGCTCCTTTTCCTCAATCTGGATCGCAAGGATTTCTTGGAAGTATAACACATGATATATCAGAAAATAATGGGATGGTTACCGGGAGAGTAGGAAGCGTGATAACGAACCCGCCGTATCCGATGTGGCTTGAGGATGGAACGACAAAGATGGCACCGCGCCCGTGGCTCTTGCCGTCACTTGATAAAGCTAGAGACGCGATT